GTCTTTCCCACTTTCCACTTTCGTCGTGTACTAGTAGTTTTAATTTTTCACCGTCATACGAGTTGTCGCCAGTGTTTTTCCAGTCGATTGTTGTGTCGAGCCCCGTGATCTCTTGTAGCTTCTCGTTTGAGTCAAGCTTGCGTCTTGTGAACTTTGACGCTGGTACTCTGTATGCGAGCTCTGTTTTCGGCCTGTCCATACCGTCTTGGATAGGCTTGAAGAAAAACGGGTAGTTGACTGATATTGGGACAACTTTGTCAGTAAACATCTTCTTTGCATCGGGTCCAGATTTCGAGAGTATACCAAAGCGTGAATCCGTAGATATTGTGGCTTGGTTAACTGTTTCCCCACTTGCCATAAATGAAAAACCTGACCGTCTATTTTTAAGGTAGCACATGCCGTAGCAGCGCGGGTCGGCTTTACAAGCTTCCCAGAATATGTAGAATAATCTGTTTGATTCTCTAAAGTCTGGCTGCCCAACATCAATCTTGCTCCACTGCAAGTACATATAGTTAGCGCCAGTAATGTAAGTAGCCACACCCTTATTATAGAACCAAAAGCCTTGTTCTCTTCTATTAAATTCTTCATCAATGTAATCATACCATTTTTCTTTAAAGTCCAAAGGGTATTCTTCCCAATCAAATACTGATTTGATTTTACTAAGTTCCTTTGGGTATTCAGTGTGCTTCCACCTGTCCTCTTCAAATGTATGTACATTTTCAGCTTTTGGTAAAGCTATTTTTAAATCTTGTATTTCATAAATTTCACCTATTTCACCGGTTTTACTTATAACAACCATATCGTGCTCTTGGTTGTAACCGTACTCCCATTTCTTATACCTATTTGTTCTTTTTAAAACTTTAGGTTTAACGTGGTCTTCAAGTATTTTATATAAAGTCTGCTCGTACATTATTTAGATCTCCCTTCTGCAAAGCCTCTAAAAGATTTCTCTTCTTTAACTTCCACTGGTTTTTCATTTAACATATTCTCTTCAGCCTCTATTCTATTTAATATTTCAAATGCGTCAAATATAGCTAGCTTTTTTGTAGCTGCAGCGTTTTTTAATCTATCTGCTGATATATCGTCATCTGAATCAACAATAGCTTCTTTAGCTACTTTGATTAATTCCTCCACCGCTTTCTGCCCAGCTTGGATTATATTCAACTTCGTTTCCTTGGTGTTCATATTTAATTACAATATCATTAGATTTCATACAATACAATCTTTTACCATCAATTAAAAATTCCCATTCACCGTTTGGCGTGTAACCAACTAAGTCTCCTGAGTTGATTCCTAACGCGTTTAAGGAGCTATTGTCATATTTTAATATACCAACAAGGCTTTTTTCTTTATCTAGCGTTAAAGACTCTGTATCTTTTATTGGTGAAATAAAGCATCTGTCTCCAAAAGACTTCCACTTATCACCTTTATTATATAAATAGATTTGATCTATAGCGCAAAAATGTAAATCATCTTTGAACCAAGATCTACTTTTCTTTTTTTCTCCTCTCATGTCATAGAATACTCTAAACACGTTTTGGTGTATAACAATTATATCACCAACATCAATACCAGTATTAAAAGCTTTAGGTGTTTCTACTACTCTAGCTAATCTATTTACAAACTTGAAGTCTTCAATCTTTGTGTTTAAAACTAACTCTTTATCACCTACTTTTATTTTGTTACTGTATTTTTCGCCTAATGGCTCTACTATGAAGTCGTATAAACTTTTCAATACTCTAAGTCATATTCAACGGATATTGCCATGTTAGAGTTAAATTTCTTCCATGGCATTACCTCGTTATTTTTCTTAATGTGAATATTGTAAGAGTTATCAGACTCGTCAAGAAGTATATGTGAGATCTCGTGACCACCATAAACTTGTTGACCTACAGAATAATGCATTGCATCATTTTTGTAGTCAGAACCAATACTTATTTTTCTTACAATAGATGACATCTTAAGCTTTTGTTAGTTTAGAATCATCTTTTTTGACCTCTGTATATTCTCCAGTTGCTAGATCTATATCAATAGCTCCATACTCTGCTTCGAGTTCAGCTTTTAAATCTTCTACAACTTTATTAGCGTCTGCCACTTGATGTAGCAAGCTATGTTTTTGAGATTCTAAAATACCTATTTGATTAACAATTGTCATTAATTCTTTTTGACCTTTGTTAATGTCTTCTAGTTGTTTGTCTGTAATTTTTGCCATTTTATTTAATTTGATTTATTTATATTTATATAGTCACTTGTTTTTGTGTATTTTACGGAGTATTACAAAATCTTTGATGACTCCATAGAGTTCCGTCAGGACCTGTCACTCTAATTGTTACAAAAACTCCATTTTGATAATCAGCCGGAGTATACACCCACCAAACTAATTGTTGATAAGGAGATACTAACGGATTTGCTATACTTGTTTCAGCTGTATAAGCTGCTGCTCTAGTTGGAACAGTACCTTTATTAGTTCCTATAAATTGATCTACAGCATTTGTTTGGCCTATGGTAGGTACTACATCACCAGTAGAAATAGTGCCATATACATTATCAAAAGGACCAGCATTTGCCACGGTCATTCCAGATGTTGCAACTTTAGTTCCTGTTGTCGGGTTACCGTGGTATATTTCTAATTTATCAGGAACACCTTGTGGATCAAACATCATAGTTATAATTCCACCAGCTGGATCCAATGCTATAGTATCATCTGTTATACCTGGGCCTCCAGCTACAGTTACCTGGTTACAGCCAACCCCCGAAGCGCCACCGCAACCACACCAGTCTATACCTAAACTTGTACCTAAAGCCATATTATTTTATAGCTATAATATCAGCAGCTGTAGTTCCCGTAGCTAACACGTAGTCAACTATAACAGGTAGAAAACAACCGTTTGATAAGTTTTTAAAAGTAACGGCTTCACTAGCTGTAGGTAGTCCAGATCCTGAAGACCCCACTACACCTGCTAATATAACAGTTACATCTCCACCGCTTCCAATAAATAAAGCTGAAGAGTTTAAGTTTGTAGTTGAGTTTATATCGTCATCAGCTGTTATTTCTACAGCTGAGGTTCCAAAATCAGGTTGATTTGCATATTGTCCCATATTTTTTATTTATTATTTGTTGTTGATTTTGCTTTTTCCCAAGTACGACCTACAAAGTAAGCACCGTAAACAGTGACTAACAGTGTTTGAAAAATTGGTATATATTCTCCAGCTATTGAAAACTCACCTATGTTACCATCAAAGAAAGCTAAAGACGTAAATATTACAGTTAGATATATTAATATAAAAGGTCTAATGTTTTTACTTAAAAAACTATCAGACTTCATATCTGCTTCCCAGCGTCTGCTAACTTGCTCTTGAGCTTTAGTGTCTGCATCTTCCAGTATCTGCTGTATTTTATTTTTTGCCTCTAGACGTTCTTCGTCTGTAGTAGTAAGCTTGTCGATGACGTTACCAACTTCTTTGATAACGCCACCTGATAGCCATTGAATTATTTTTTTCATTTATTCTCTTTTCATTAGTACAGTGTCATCTGCATCTCCCGTGAAAACACACTGTAAAGTATTTTCGTCTACAACAGTGTAAGACATTCCAATAGTGTAACCGTTTCTAGGGTTATATATCGAAGTAGTCATTGTAGTATCTGTTTGAGTTAATATAATCTCGTTTAATGTAGCGTCTGATGTAAAGCTATAGTTAATAATTTTTACTACAGCATATTTACTAGCTAACATAACTGTTTTGTATGATGAGCCTTCCATACTCCAAACACCCTCAAATACTTCTTGAGCTTTAGAGGTTAAAATCGTAAAAAATAAAGTTAGTGTTATAAGTAATTTTTTCATAATATTATATTTAATTGTTATAATATTATAATTACATAAATTAACTATTTTTTATTAGTTAACAGTCGTCCAATCACCTATGTTTTGAGAACCAGGTTTTCTAGTAATTTTTGTTTTTGGTCTTTTAGTGAGTTTGACCCCAGTACGTTTCTCGAATTGCGAATAAAAAACATCTGGTTTCATGCCCAAGCTTTTAGCTATACCTTCTTGATCTTGAAAGCTAAGAGAATCTGCTTGTTTTATTTCGTCGGGTATATTACCTCTATAACCTTTAAATATATTTTTTCTAAGCTTAGGTTGATTTACGTCTACGGTTCTAGTTTGAGTCACAGTTCTATCTTCTTGACCAGCTTTGTATGCTTTATATTTTTCAGGATTTACATCCCAATATGCTTTAGCCTTGGCTGGATCTACACCAGCTTCTTCATATGTTTTGCCAGGTGTTCCAGGTATTACCGCCTGTCTCTCTGTAGCTATATCTTCTCCAGACAACCCAGTTGTAGATTGAGTAACCTTGAAATCACCTTCTCTTAAGTCATCTTGATAAAGAGGACTTTTTCCAGATCCTCCCATATGTATTGGTGATCCTGCTGCAATTGAATGTTTGTTTGTAAATGGTTTCATTTATTTTTATTTTTTTATTGGTGTTTCTATTACATATTTAGCGCCAGGGAATTTATAGTCATATCCTGGGTACATTACTTTTGTATATCCCCTGTCATCAGTACCTAGTACTTTAAAGTCGACTCCTTTCATTGTTATATCGCCTCCTTGTATAATATTTTGAGGCTTGTTAACATCAGGGCTGTTTTTTAAATAACCTGTCTTAGATGTCTTCATTATGATCTTCTATATGCCTCAGCTTCCCAAGGCAGGTTTTTAGCACCTTCTTTCATTTGTGCTCGTGAATATCTTTTACCTTTCCAATAAACGTATTTGTCGTCGTAATCTAAATCACCTCTGTCCATTTGTTCTAAATGAATTTTTTCGTGAGCAACTACATCTTCTACTTGGTCTGGATGTAAATCTTTGTTTATGGTTATAGAACCATTATTGTTAGCTTTTCCCATAACACCATTTTCCATATCTACTCGATATATTGGAGTGTTGTCCATATGGAAAGGAGGGTTGTTTAGTTTAAAAGCCATATTATTTTCCTGTTTGATTAAAGTAATTACCGTATGATTCAAAAGGTTTATACTCAAGTCCACTACTAGCTGTTTCTTTTGAAGCTTCTGCTACTTTTTCAGTTTCAGCTTTAAACTCAGTTTCTTTTTCTTTTTTTGTTTTACCGCCAGTTTGTGAAAAAGCTCTAGCTATATTATCTTGAAGTCTTTGAAAATGTGGAGCCGTAGAAACGTAAGCATACATACCTAGTGGCGAATCACTTTTTACTTGAGTTTTTTTTTCGTAAGTATAAGTATCATCTCCAGCAAACTTCTGCTCATCTTTAGATTCGTAGTCAGGATTACCTGGTCCTTCTATTTGAGGTAAAATAGCCGCGCTTTTCTTCATTTGCTTTTCAGCCTTATCTGAAGCTTTTTTTAATTGGTCTAATGTAAATCCTTTTGTAGGATTTTTAGCCACGCGTTGTGTAATTGGTCCTCCTCCGTGACCACAAGGGTACTTAGAAACTTCTAATCCATCTTTACCTGAACTAGAACCTTTTCCCATTGGAAAACCTTCTTTACTAAGTGGTCCGTCCCAAATAGCATTTTCACCTACTTGACCGGCTAAATCTGCTTTTAATTGTTTAATATTTTTCATTTTTTATATTTTAGTATTTGCGTTTTTTCATTAAAGGAGCTGCCGCCATAGGATCTAAAGATCTATCAAACGTACCTGGAACTTGCTGTTGGCCGTATATACCTTGCGCAGCTTGCTGTGCTTGAGGTTTGAAAACTGGTTGAGCTGCACCTAATGTATTAGAAGGCTGAGCTGGCGCTATAGGCGCACCAGTATTTGGATCAACAATACCTACTTTTATTGTAAGCTTCTTTGTAATCGTAATTCTTACCTTTCATTTTATCTATTTTTATCTTTATTAACATTTTTAATAGAAGTTATAAGAACCTTATCGGTATACGTCTTACCCTTCATTATACTATTTCTGTGGTTACTAGTAGGTAAGTCATCATCTCCTAGCATAATTCTATACATATGCTTAATTAAATGCTTACACTTGAAAGAAGTTTTATATATATTGTATTTTTGCGTAGTTCTATTTCTCTTTCTCCACACAACTATCCAACCTTCTTTTAGTAATCGATTCCAGCGGCGGTTATCCCAACTATAGGAATAACTGCCAGCTTCGAAATCTTTTTTTGTAAACATATCTATGCAATCTAGGTAAATCAATAACTCCAGATCTGCATCGTTAAGGTCGTTGTTTCTGCAAGCCCATTTACGTATTATACGATAATGTTTTAGCAATTTCAGTTCTTTAACATCGTTTGCATCTAGCCTTTTCATAAAACAACAACTACATCTTGTGCCTTTATAACGTGATATGTTTTTTTATCTATTTCTATTTTATGCCCAGCGTGTCGATCAAAAAAGATTCTATCACCTTCTTTCAATCCTTCAACTTCTTTACCAACTGATAACACGTTAGCTTCTGTGTAACGAATATCTTCACGTTGAGATTCTGCAAGAAGTAAACCACCTTTTG